TTAACGCAACAATGGGCAATCTGGTGGTAATCGACAACGCAACGCCGCCGGAAGTATTTCAATATGAAAGTTTTGTCCGCTCAACGGTTCGCCATCAAGATTAAAAGTGATTTCGTGTGGGGCTTGTATATCAAACCACGACGAAGCGCCTTCGATAATATTCGGGTTATCTTCGTCAGATTTTAATGTTGATACGAGAGCCGGAAGAATTTCATCGCCGGTAAAAATGCGCAGTTGCAGCAAGCCATCGTTAATTAACGCGTTCGGGCACAATTGCTGACCGCCACCGGCCTGACGCCCGTTACCAATACCAATGACCAGGGCGTCACCTTGCCAGTGAAAGTTTTCACCGCGGATCTCACAACGGTCCGGTTGCAGAGTATCCATGCGCATTAAGCCATGAATGATGTAAGAGACGCCACCCAGCGCGGCTTTTAATTTTTCCGGCGTTTCTGTGGTAATACGCGTCCCAAATCCGCCTGTCGCCATATTAATAAAACAGGTTTGTTTGTTGACCTGCGCCATATCTATCGCAATGGCGTCACCGGCAATTGCCAGTTTCAGCGCCTTATCCAGTGCCTCAGGAATCCTTACACTGGTGGCAAAATCATTGGCGGTTCCTAATGGCAAAATTCCTAGCGCGGGTATGTCATCCCCCTCACACTGAATCAACGCCGTAGAAACTTCATTAATGGTGCCATCGCCACCACCGGCAATCACCGTTGCGACGCCCAACTTCCGGGCCTCCTCTACATATCGTGCGGCATCGCCTTTCTCCCAGGTGACCCGCACATGGATCGTCATTCCTTCCTCACGCAACAGCATAATTGCTTCGCGCAATGGTAAATTGTCAGTACTTTTGCCATTAAGAATCAGTAAGCTGGCGGGAAATTCTGCCATGATCGTATGTGCCTTTATGATTGGTCTGTAGATAGTGTAGAGCAGAAAAGAAAAGGTGGAGTCAGAACAGGATGAAAGTCGGAGGATAAAAAGTCAGTTCAAGTATAGAGGATTCAGTGGTTACCACCAGGAGCTTGCAATGGGGACAGTGAATGTTAACGGTAGCCACCGGTAAATTTCAAAAAAGAGCATATACCTAATATTCAACTAAACAGTGGCATCTTCAATATACTATTAAAAATATATTAACCCCCCATGGGGTTATCCGGAAGGGCATCCGTGTATGTAATTCCTACTTATGTAGGAAATGTTGTACAGAACATTTATTATAATCCTATTCAATTATAATAATCATGCCATTATTATATTTTAACACCAAAGCGTGTCGTTGGTATTTAATGGGGGAAGGTAAGATGAAAAAGATAGCTGCTATATCATTAATTAGTGTTTTTCTTATGTCTGGGTGTGCTGTGCATAATGATGAGACAAGTATCGGTAAATTTGGTCTTGCATATAAAAGTAATATTCAGCGTAAACTCGATAACCAATACTACACCGAAGCCGAAGCTTCTTTAGCCAGGGGCAGAATTTCTGGTGCAGAAAATATAGTAAAAAATGATGCAGCTCATTTCTGTGTTACTCAGGGCAAAAAAATGCAGATAGTTGACCTGAAGACAGAAGGTGCAGGATTACATGGCGTCGCTCGTCTGACATTCAAATGTGGAGAGTGAGAATATTTTTTGGTAAGCGTCAAACATGCGCGTTCTGGTTGTGCTTAGCCGGAACCTGTGCGAGCACGATGCCGTTACGTGAAAGGCATCGTGCTATGAAGGGAGATTCTATCGATGTGGTCAATGGAAGACGGTGACCAGGGATAGGGCTTACGCGTAAAAAATAAGCCCGTGTAAGGGAGATTTAGGGTGTCACCAGTAGGGGCTTTCAACGGTACAATGCGGGTTTGAGCGGCATAAATTACCACTGAAAGCCCTTAAACGTTACTCTACTGTGGACACTGTGTGGACACTCTCGGCTTCAGTACCACCTCTTAGCGGATTAAGAGAAATGGCGTCCTGAAGGTACTCTGGCGCAAAATGAGCGTAAACCATAGTTTGCTCAATCCGCGTGTGACCTAGTATCCGTTGTAGCGTGATAATACTTCCTCCATTAATCATGAAATGAGTGGCAAAGCTGTGCCTTAGTGCATGTGTGGCTTGCCCCGTTGGCAAATCCGGTTTTATTGCTTTCATTGTTCGTCTGAAGCGAGGGTAATCAGCATCAGGGAATAAAAAACCTCGTTTGTTATCCGCGATCATTTTGGCAACAGCCTCTGAGATCGGGACGGTGCGTGGTTTGTTTGTTTTCGTTTTAACAAACGTGACGCGGTTATGGATGATATTTTCTGCTTTCAAACGAGCTGCTTCTCCCCAACGTGCTCCTGTACTCAGGCAAAGAATCGCAATCTTTTTGTTGTCGCCGTCAAGTGCTGCAAGCAGTAAGGCAATTTCTTCCTGTGTGAGATAGCCTGTTTCTGGTTTTTCCTCCTTAAGCCTCTTTGTCCCTCTGATAGGGTGCTCACCAAAGAATAACTCCGCTTCAATCAGGGCTGTAAACATGCCGCTAATACATGTTAAATCACGATTGATACTCGAAGGTTTAATACCCTGACTTCTTCGGGTGGCGCAGTACTGGCTGATAAGGGATTTCGTGATTTGAAATGCGCATGGGTCATTCGTTATTTTTGTGAAGATTTCAATTTTTCCAAGATTAGATTTCCCATGCTCTTCGTGTTTACCCTTTAAATCCCACCAGATCTGTGTCAGTTCCGACAGACGTCGTTTGTCTGTTGGTTTTGATAGCCATTCTTTATTGTGGTGGTTGTACAACGTGTATTTTTCGAAAGCGACAGCTTCGCTTTTCTTATCAAACTTCCTACGGATGCGTTTTCCGTTACGTCCAGTAGGGCGGATGTCCACTTCATATCGACCATCATCGAGTTTTTTGATTGCCATCAGAAAACCCTCCGAGTGGTACTTTTTTTTGCTACTACTAATCGCTTTTTTCGTGGTGGCTGAAATTTAGCCACCAATAGTAGGCACTTGTGATGAATATATTCGCGATAAATTGTTAACCAGTCTTTTGACCGGAGTGGGGCGACGTTGTTTCGTTTTGCCCAAAGTGTGCGAGAGCGGGCGCAATTTGCCCGGCTTCTGGAGCTACCTGATCAGTCATGAACCACAAAGTATATTTAGTAAATCTGGGATGTTGTAAGACCTTCATTATGGCTTCAACTCCAGCGTTTTTTGACCGGCTCTCATAGCTCGAAAGTGAGCTGTAGGCTACACCAGTTAATTCACTGAATTCTTTACGGTTTAACCTTTCAGATTCACGGATTAGCTTCAACTTCTCCGAAACGTCTATTGACATAATTACTCCGATTGCGTAATTTCTTGCTGATAGTGTGAAATGTTGCGCTTCTGGAGTTATCCTTTTAGGCAATAATTAGCCATTAGGAGCCATTAGAAGCACTAAGGGAGAATCGTAGCAGATGAATAGACAGCTTGTAAGCGTGACTGATGCCGTGCCTTATCAGGAGTTTGCAAAACTCATTGGTAAAACTCCAAGAGCTGTAAGGGGCATGATTGAGAAAGGGAAATTACCAGTTATTGAGATTACTGACCCTCAGTCAGTATCGGGGCGTGCTGGTGAATATTGGGTATACCTTCCGGCATGGAATAACGGACTAAAACTGGCTTATGAAAGCCGTCCTAAAGAGATTCGTGACGGCTGGTTGATGTGGTTAGGTCTCGGTGAACCACGTTAAGGAGAACCGTATGAATGAGCCTCGTTGTATTGCTCAGTTATTGCGTAACGAAAGCCCCAGGGCGATTGACTTCACCATCACCCACGGTAAGGGGCGTAAGGGAATCATTATCCGCACCAAAAAACAGAGTCCGTTAAAAAAGGCTCTGACCTTTCTGAAAAGCCGGAGGGTCTGGAAATGACAGTGATGACGCTCAATCTCGTTGAAAAACAGCCAGCAGCTATGCGCCGGATAATTGGTAAGCATCTGGCCGTCCCTCGCTGGCAGGAGACATGCGATTATTATAATCAGATGATGGAACGCGAACGGCTAACGGTTTGCTTCCATGCGCAGTTAAAACAGCGTCACGCAACGATGCGTTTTGAAGAAATGAACGACGTCGAACGTGAACGGCTGGTTTGTGCAATTGATGAACTGCGTGGGGCATTCTCAAAACGCCGTCAGGTCGGTGCAAGTGAGTATGCATATATTAGCTTTTTAACTGTCAGTCAGCGCCGTACTTTATTTATGCATGCCGGATTGACTGAAAAAGAATTCAACCAGCCATACTGGCGAATTAATGAAGAATCATGTTACTGGCGTGATGCCTTATTCCGTGCATTACGTGAATTATTCAGCCTGTTTGAGTATGCACCGACAATTCTGACGTCGGTAAAACCAGAGCAATATCTGCATTAAGTAATTAACCAGAGTTTTTAACGCACTTAATTGTGCGGGGCTTCTTTTTGCCTGGAGAAAGTCATGCATACAGTTTCTGAAAATCAGTGCGGTAAATACGCATTACTGCTGCAACAGGCCAGAACCGAAGCACAGGCCGACGCAGCGACGCGCTTTTCTTCTCATCTTGACGCCATGATTCGCCACATCACAAAGGCGGAGTTATCCCGCGTAGAGATAGTCGAGCTGCTCAGTCAGGAGTCGGAAAAATTTCACAATATCGGATTGTCTCGCGGGGAGGTGCTTTGATGTCCTGTTCTCGTTCAGTTGTATTACTGAATAACGCCTTAAAAATCACCGTTATGAAAAATGGCGATCTATCTCTTATTCAACTTGGTCTTGATAAAGAAAAACGCGAAATAACTGAGTCTGTTATCGCGATTTATCAGAACGAATTAAATCTCCTGTCTGATGTGGTCAATTTACTTGTTAAACGCGCTGTATTTCACAAGCAAATCTCCTCCGTGGATGAACTGACGAAATTAACGACAGAAATTGCCAGCTATTGCGCTGATGAATTTAAAAAACTTAACGACAAAAGGAACTGGTAATGCCGGACAACGTAGATTTTATTCAGGAACAACAGGCTGAATTACTGGAGCGTCAGATTAACGCGGCAAGGGTAAAACATTGCGGAGCTTCTGCGCTGGTTTGCGAAGAGTGTGACGCGCCAATACCTGCTGCCCGTCGTGCGGCTTATCCGTCAGCCACGCGTTGTGTTTCCTGCCAGTCAGTCTTTGAAGCAAAAAACAAACATTACCGGAGAACGGCATGAGTATTCGTATTGAAATTGGCGAACGTTATGTCGTTACCAGTGACAGCTTTCAGTTTATTCTCCACGAGAAAAAGAGAGCGGAAAGCGGTAAAAACGCCGGTCAGGAATGGCTGGCGGTGGTTGGTTATTATCCGAAATTAAGCCAGCTCGTTTCCGGCCTGATGCATCACGATATTCTGACCGGAAGCGCAAAGTCTTTTGCTGATTTAAACGCGCAGGTTGAGCAACTCAGCAGGCGTTGTTCAGAGGCTTTTGGCTCATATGGCCGTTAAAGCCTCCGGGCGTTTTGTCCCTCCTTCAGCATTTGCTGCAGGCACCGGTAAGGCGTTTACCGGTGCTTATGCATGGAACGCGCCACGCGAGGCCGTCGGGCGCGAAAGACCCCTTACACGTGACGAGATGCGTCAGGTGCAAGGTGTTTTATCCACGATTAACCGCCTGCCTTACTTTTTGCGCTCGCTGTTTACTTCACGCTATGACTACATCCGGCGCAATAAAAGCCCGGTACACGGGTTTTATTTCCTCACATCCACTTTTCAGCGTCGTTTATGGCCGCGCATTGAGCGTGTGAATCAGCGCCATGAAATGAACACCGACGCGTCGTTACTGTTTCTGGCAGAGCGTGACCACTATGCGCGCCTGCCGGGAATGAATGACAAGGAGCTGAAAAAGTTTGCTGCCCGTATCTCATCGCAGCTTTTCATGATGTATGAGGAACTCAGCGATGCCTGGGTGGATGCGCATGGCGAAAAAGAATCGCTGTTTACGGATGAGGCGCAGGCTCACCTCTATGGTCATGTTGCTGGCGCTGCACGTGCTTTCAATATTTCCCCTCTCTACTGGAAAAAATACCGTAAAGGGCAGATGACCACGAGGCAGGCATATTCTGCCATTGCCCGTCTGTTTAACGATGAGTGGTGGACTCATCAGCTTAAAGGCCAGCGTATGCGCTGGCATGAAGCGTTACTGATAGCTGTCGGGGAGGTCAATAAAGACCGTTCTCCTTATGCCAGTAAACACGCCATTCGTGATGTGCGTGCGCGCCGCCAGGCAAATCTGGAATTTCTTAAATCGTGTGACCTTGAAAACAGGGAAACCGGCGAGCGCATCGACCTTATCAGTAAGGTGATGGGCAGTATTTCTAATCCTGAAATTCGCCGGATGGAGCTGATGAACACCATTGCCGGTATTGAGCGTTACGCCGCCGCAGAGGGTGATGTGGGGATGTTTATCACGCTGACCGCGCCGTCAAAGTATCACCCGACTCGTCAGGTCAGAAAAGGCGAAAGTAAAACCGTTCAGCTTAATCACGGCTGGAACGATGAGGCATTTAATCCAAAGGATGCGCAGCGTTATCTCTGCCGTATCTGGAGCCTGATGCGCACGGCATTCAAGGATAATGATTTACAGGTCTACGGTTTGCGAGTCGTCGAGCCACACCACGACGGAACGCCGCACTGGCATATGATGCTTTTTTGTAATCCACGCCAGCGTAACCAGATTATCGAAATCATGCGTCGCTATGCGCTCAAAGAGGATGGCGACGAAAGAGGAGCCGCGCGAAACCGTTTTCAGGCAAAACATCTTAACCGGGGCGGTGCTGCGGGGTATATCGCGAAATACATCTCAAAAAACATCGATGGCTATGCACTGGATGGTCAGCTCGATAACGATACCGGCAGGCCGCTGAAAGATACTGCTGCGGCTGTTACCGCATGGGCGTCAACGTGGCGCATCCCGCAATTTAAAACGGTTGGCCTGCCGACAATGGGGGCTTACCGTGAACTACGCAAATTGCCTCGCGGCGTCAGCATTGCTGATGAGTTTGACGAACGAGTTGAGGCTGCACGTGCCGCCGCAGACAGTGGTGATTTTGCGTTGTATATCAGCGCGCAGGGTGGGGCAAATGTTCCGCGTGATTGCCAGACTGTCAGAGTCGCCCGTAGCCCGTCGGATGACGTTAACGAGTACGAGGAAGAAGTCGGGAGAGTGGTCGGCATTTACGCGCCGCATCTCGGCGCGCGTCATATTCATATCACCAGAACGACGGACTGGCGCATTGTGCCGAAAGTTCCGGTCGTTGAGCCTTTGACTTTAAAAAGCGGCATCGCCGCGCCTCGGAGTCCTGTCAATAACTGTGGAAAGCTCACCGGTGGTGATACTTCGTTACCGGCTCCCACACCTTCTGAACACGCCGCAGCAGTGCTTAATCTGGTTGATGACGGTGTTATCGAATGGAGTGACCCGGAGGTTGTGAGGGCGCTCAGAGGTGCATTAAAATGCGGACTGAGAACACCAAATCGTCAGCAAAGAAACGGAAGTCCGTTAAAACCGCATGAAATAGCGCCATCAGCCAGGCTGACCAGGTCGGAGCGATTGCAAATTACCCGTATTCGCGTTGATCTTGCTCAGAACGGTATCAGACCTCAGCGATGGGAGCTTGAGTCGCTGGCGCGTGGGGCAACCGTAAATTATGACGGGAAAAAATTCACGTATCCGGTCGCTGATGAGTGGCCGGGATATTCAACTATAACAGAGTGGAATCAATTTGATGACGGGTAATCGAATGGAATGATCCGGCGGTCGTGAGGGCGCTCAGAGGTGCATTAAAACACGGTCTGAGAATACCAAATCGTCAGCAAAGAAACGGAAGTCCGTTAAAACCGCTTGCATTTGTGCCATCGCGAGGCTGATCAAATCAGGTTTGTGATAAATTACTAGTATTTATATAGACCTCGCTCAGTATGGCATCACACAGAAGTAATGTAAGCGTGGGGGGCGTGGTGTACCATTGATATACGACGGTCGAAAATTTACATAGCCGATTTCCTGTGATTGGTTTTCGTTATGCACTCTTTTCTGAAGAGATTAACTACTGATAGACTCAGGTTGGATGTCAGAATCGCTATAGATTTCTTGCTATATATGTATTTTTCAATGAAAATGATCTCTGATTTAAACTGTAGTAAGGTGATTGGTATGGATGGTTTATGGGAAAAAATATCGTCATATAATATATTTAATAATCTTTTTCCAGGTGCTCTTTTTATTTATCTTCTTGAGAGAATGACGAATATCGTTTTATCTGGCGATGATTTAATAAAAAATGTTGTCCTCTATTATTTTGTTGGCTTAGTCATTGGCCGGATTGGTTCTATCGTATTGGAACCTTTTTTAAAACTATCGCGTTTGATTAAGTTTGCTCCTTATAAAGATTATGTGTCAGCATGTGGTGTGGATGGAAAAATTGAAACTTTGCAAGAGATTGCGAATATGTATAGGACGATATTTTCAATGTCAATTATTCTTTTGGCGACATTGTGCGTTGTAGGACGGTTTACTGGCGAGACATATGGCTTATCTAAAATAACGTTGGCGGTTTTTGCTATTTTGTTTGTTGTCTCATATATTAAACAAATAAGATACATAATATATAGAGTAAATGCTGTTAATAATAAGCTGCCGTAAGGCAGCTTTTGAATTATTCTTCGGTTCTATAGTTACTAATGTATGATCGTGGAGTGGCTGTTTTCCATCCTGCCCTTTCAGGAGCATTATAAAAATGGTACTTACCAAGCCCCTCGGTGGCGATAACTTTCGCTCCTCGTCGAGTAAAGGCATTAATTACAGCTTGATGGGGATGTTTATCTGAACCTGGGGCACATGATACAAATGCGGTTATCTCCCTTTTTTCGCCTTCATTTACAATGTTACCAACAAGTTTATCGAGAACATCAGGGCCTACATTTCTCCGGCTACCATGATGAGGTACTTGAATGAATCTTAATGATTCTTTATTAATGTATTGGGAGGCTTGATCTAAGGCTGTTATACCAGCATCGCCAGTGAACACTAACGTTCTTCCATCAATCTCAAGTTTCAAAATGACACTTGAGTTATTTTGTGCCGAGGTGGTATCTTCATTATCAATACCTTCATCAGTAAACCATTCAGCAACGTAATCAATAAATTTCTTCGTTTTTTCAACTACAGACTCAAAGACTGCTTTTAGTACTTCAAATCCAGCTGTATCCTCAGCTTTTTTGGGCATTCTTGCGAAATCAGGTATTAGAGTCTCATAGTAAGATTGGGTTGGCCCGATAACAACCAGAGTAGCATTATCCCAGGTCATTCCTTGAAAAGGCTCTTTTATTTCAATTCCTTTTTTTTCCGCTAATTTGACAGCGTCATAAGCTTTTTGTAAGTTTTCTTTCATTCGATTTGCAATACTGGCATCAGTTATCCTGCCATCTGCAAACTCACTTGCGAGACCTTGATTATGTTCCCAAGGCTTATGAATCCAAAACTCTTTTACTTCTGCATTTTCTAGAACAGATGTAAGTCCACCGACGTGGTCACCATCGGGGTGTGTGGAGATAAGCAAGTCAATAGTTTTTGTGCGGTAGTATTTTTCAATATGCTCAATGACTTGTTCTCCGGTGCTGGCATATCCTGCATCAATAACGACAACTTTTTGTTCATCTCTTGAACCATGTAGGTTTCCCCATCTGATGCAGATCGCATCGCCGCTTTTTTTTTCGCCAACAGCTAGAAAATCAATTTCGTAACCCATTCCATATCCTTATTAAACTGTGAATTAACATGAATCCAAGATGTTAAATCATATGGATAATAACGCAACTTTTCCGCAGTAAACACTGTGAGCGGATTTAATCTCGTCAGAACTAAAAGCAAGTAGTGTGACGAGGGACAATGAGTCTCTTTGGGGCGTTGGCTATGACACTGACGCAACCAGATTAACGCCGTGAGTCAGCAGATTTGTAATCACACCGGCAATGACCCCAGGAGTCCCATCTTTCACCGCACTGATCACTTTATCCCCCATCGTTTCATTTCCACCAAGCACCTCGGGTTTTTTGTTAAGAACTGTGAGCGCTTTTTCAGTAAGTCGAACATCGTAAAAATACGACTGATGGTCTGTGTTGTACTGAATGTACCCGTTTTCACAGAGAAAATTGAATGTACCTTCAACCACACTACGCAACTGATTTAACGCTTTCATTTCTGGTGAGTTAAGTTGGTCAAAGTAGTCATCAGGTAGCGCGGCGTTAAATTTGTCGTAGTTAATCACCTGTGGTACGGGAAAATTTTCCCATAGTACTGCAAAGATTTCCGCCGTTTGTTGGTTAAATAAATCGAGATTTTTCGACATGCAAAATTCCATTTCTTTTGATAATGAGTGGGTTAAACGCTGGACGAGGCAGATTACCACTCTGGCACAAAACAATGATCTTAGTTCACGCGAAGTTGACATATATACCGATAAGCTGGTTGCGCAGGCAACTAGCGTAGAACTCGCTCAGGTCATCAAGATGCTATTGAATTATATTCGAATGAACAAATAAAATGATCTGTATCAATCTGTTAGGTGTCGTTTGTAAAAATGTGTGGACACGATTGTTCTGCTAATTGTTGTCAACATGTGCGTCAACAGTGAGATTGGTGCATTGCGCGGCCAGTGACAACTTTAAAAATTGGCCAAAACCGGCACTATGAATGCCGGTTTTTTTGTGTTTTTTTCTGCGATACTCCTATTTTTAGCAGTGCATGCAATATGTGCGTGGTTTTGCATGTGCCTAAGTTGCATGTTCTGGCTGTGCACCGTCAGGACGGACGCCCCTCAAAAGTGGTAATGCACCTGCATTAAAACCGACCTATGAAGCGGGCGGGCGAGGCGGGGAAAGCACTGCGCGCTGGCGGTGGTGCTGATTTTATTTTTTCAGCGTCTGAGCGCGTCGTGAAGGCGCTTAGTCTGCCCGTTGAGGCGTTGGTGTGTCTGCGGGGTGTTTTGTGCGGTGGTGAGCGTGTGAGGGCGTGATGACGGGGTGTAAAAAAGCCGCCCGCAGGCGGCGATGTTCAGCCGTTGTCAGTGTCCAGTGAGTAGTTTTTAAAGCGGATGACCTCCTGACCGAGCCAGCCGTTTATCTCGCGGATCCTGTCCTGTAGAGGGATAAGCTCATTGCGGACAAAGACCTTTGCCACTTTCTCAATATCACCCAGCGACCCGACGTTCTCCGGCTTGCCGCCCATCAACTGAAAGGGGATGCGGTGCGCGTCCAGCAGGTCAGCGGCGCTGGCTTTTTTGATATTAAAAAAATCGTCCTTCGTTGCCACTTCACTGAGCGGGATAATTTTAATGCCGTCGGCTTTCCCCTGCGGGGCATAGAGAAACAGATTTTTAAAGTTGTTGCGGCCTTTCGACTTGACCATGTTTTCGCGAAGCATTTCGATATCGTTGCGATCCTGCACGGCATCGGTGACGTACATGATATATCCGGCATGAGCGCCGTTTTCGTAATACTTGCGGCGGAACAGCGTGGCCGACTCATTCAGCCAGGCAGAATTAAGGGCGCTGAGATATTCCGGCAGGCCGTACAGCTCCTGATTAATATCCGGCTCCAGCAGGTGAAACACGGAGCCGGGCGCGAAGGCTGTCGGCTCGTTGAAGGACGGCACCCACCAGTAAACATCCTCTTCCACACCACGGCGGGTATATTTTGCCGGTGAGGTTTCCAGCCTGATGACCTTACCGGTGGTGCTGTAACGCTTTTCCAGAAACGCATTACCGAACACCAGAAAATCCAGCACAAAGCGGCTGAAATCCTGCTGGGAAAGCCACGGATGCGGGATAAATGTCGAGGCCAGAATATTACGTTTGACGTAAATCGGTGAGCTGTGATGCACGGCAGCACGCAGGCTTTTTGCCAGACCGGTAAAGCTGACCGGTGGCTCATACCATCTGCCGTTACTGATGCACTCGACGTAATCCAGAATGTCACGGCGGTCGAGTACCGGCACCGGCTCACCAAAGGTGAATGCCTCCATTTTCGGGGCGCTGGCGGTCATTGTTTTTGCCGCAGGTTGCGGTGTTTTCCCTTTTTTCTTGCTCATCAGTAAAACTCCAGAATGGTGGATGTCAGCGGGGTGCTGATACCGGCGGTGAGTGGCTCATTTAACAGGGCGTGCATGGTTGCCCAGGCGAGGTCGGCGTGGCTGGCTTCCTCGCTGCGGCTGGCCTCATAGGTGGCGCTGCGTCCGCTGCTGGTTATGGTCTTGCGGATAGCCATAAACGAGCTGGTGATGTCGGTGGCGCTGACGTCATATTCCAGACAGCCACGGCGGATGACGTCTTTTGCCTTGAGCACCATTGCGGTTTTCATTTCCGGCGTGTAGCGGATGTCGCGCGCGGCGGGATAGAACGAGCGCACGAGCTGGAACACGCCGACACCGAGGCCGGTGGCATCAATACCGATGTATTCGACGTTGTATTTTTCGGTGAGTTTGCGGATGGATTCCGCCTGAGTGGCAAAGTCCATGCCTTTCCACTGGTGACGCTCAAGTATTCTGAATTTGCCACCGGCCACCACTGGCGGTGCCAGTACCACGCATCCGGCGCTGTCGCCACGGTGTGACGGGTCGTAACCAATCCATACCGGACGTGAGCCGAACGGATTGGCGGCAAACGGCGCATAGTCTTCCCATTCTTCCAGCGTGTCGACCATGCAGCGTTGCAGCTCCTCAAACGGGAACACCGATGCCTTGTCGTCAACAAATTCACACATGAACAGGTTTTTAAAATCGTCGGCGCTGTTTTCGCGTTTGAGCTGCTCAATGTCGAACAATGTGCAGCCGCCTTTCAGGGCGTCCTCAATGGTGACAATCTGCCGCCACTGGCCGTCCGCACAGAGAAGACCACCGGCAAGGGCGTTATGACTGACGTCGATTTCCACACGTTCGGCGGCGCTGGCGCGTCCCCGGTTGAACAGTTCACCCGACCAGAACGGGTAGGCGTCGTGCGCCAGCGTGGACGGGGTGGAGAAATAGGTCGAGCGCAGGTGACTCTGTGAGGCCATACCTGATGCCACCTTACGCAGTACCTGAAAATTCGGGATCCAGAAAATCTCGTCGACGTACAGGTCGCCGTTATGGCTCTGTGCGGTGTTGGAGTTGGTGCCGAGAAAAATCAGTTTTGCGCCGTTATTGCCCAGGACAATTGGGTCACCGGTCAGGTCAACGTCAACCAGCCGGGCAAAGGCGATGATGTATTCGCGGAACACATACGCCTGCGTTTTACTGGCCGACAGAAAAATCTGGTTATGACCGGTTTTCAGGGCGCGCAGCAGCGCCTCGCGGGAAAAATAAAACGTCGCGCCAATCTGGCGGGATTTCAGGATATCGCGGATGCGGTGCTCAAGCCCTGCGCGATACCAGTGCAACTGATATTCGAAAGACTGCTCAAAGAAAATCTGCTCCAGCTTTTCGATGGCCTCGTCACTGAAAAAATTCTTTTTCGGTTTGCGACGCCCGCCTTTGTTGCGGTTAGCAACGTTCGGATTAAGGTCTGCCTCGTTGCCGGTCTGGCTGTAACGGTTGACCCGCGCCAGTCGTTCAATCTGGCGTCCGAGCAGGTCAATTTCCTTGAAGTCACCGCCGGTTTTCTGCGGTTTGATGATGAGCTGGGTCAGCCGCGCTTCCAGACTCATTTCGACACGGCTGATGGGAGCAACGCTGTCCCAGCCGTCGCGCTGTTTCCAGCTCTGCACCGTCGGGCGTTTCATCTGCAACATGGCGGCAATCTGCGGCACGGAAAACCCCTGCCAGTACAGCAGCGCCGCCTGACGACGCGGGTCGTGTAAAAGAGTGGTGTCTGTGGTGATGGTCATGAATACCTCGCCGTGATGAATACACGGCAAGGCTACTGAGTCGCGCCCTGCGATTCGCTAAGGTGCTGTTGTATCAGTGATAAGCCATCCGGGACTGATGGCGGAGGATGCGCATCGTCGGGAAACTGATGCCGACATGTGACTCCTCTAATCACTATTCAGGACTCCTGACAATGGCAAAAAAAGTCTCAAAATTCTTTCGTATCGGCGTTGAGGGTGACACCTGTGACGGGCGTGTCATCAGTGCGCAGGATATTCAGGAAATGGCCGAAACCTTTGACCCGCGTGTCTATGGTTGCCGTATTAACCTGGAACATCTGCGCGGCATCCTGCCTGACGGTATTTTTAAACGTTATGGCGATGTGGCCGAACTGAAGGCCGAAAAGATTGACGATGATTCGGCGCTGAAAGGCAAATGGGCGCTGTTTGCGAAAATCACCCCGACCGATGACCTTATCGCGATGAACAAGGCCGCGCAGAAGGTCTACACCTCAATGGAAATTCAGCCGAATTTTGCTAACACCGGCAAATGTTATCTGGTGGGTCTGGCCGTCACCGATGACCCGGCAAGCCTCGGTACGGAATACCTGGAATTCTGCCGTACGGCAAAACACAACCCCCTGAACCGCTTCAAATTAAGCCCTGAAAACCTGATTTCAGTGGCAACTCCCGTTGAGCTGGAATTTGAAGACCTGCCTGAAACCGTGTTCACCGCCCTGACCGAAAAGGTGAAATCCATTTTTGGCCGCAAACAGGCCAGCGATGACGCCCGTCTGAATGACGTGCATGAAGCGGTGACCGCTGTTGCTGAACATGTGCAGGAAAAACTGAGCGCCACTGAGCAGCGCCTCGCTGAGATGGAAACCGCCTTTTCCGCACTTAAGCAGGAGGTGACTGACAGGGCGGATGAAACCAGCCAGGCATTCACCCGCCTGAAAAACAGTCTCGACCACACCGAAAGTCTGACCCAGCAGCGCCGCAGCAAGGCCACCGGTGGTGGCGGTGACGCCCTGATGACGAACTGCTGACCGGCGTCAGTCAGTCCGGGAAAACCTTCACGATTAACCCTTAATTTCAGGAAAAACTATGCGCCAGGAAACCCGCTTTAAATTTAATGCCTACCTGTCCCGTGTTGCCGAACTGAACGGCATCGACGCCGGTGATGTGTCGAAAAAATTCACCGTTGAACCGTCGGTCACCCAGACCCTGATGAACACCATGCAGGAGTCCTCTGACTTTCTGACCCGCATCAACATTGTGCCGGTCAGCGAAATGAAAGGGGAAAAAATTGGTATCGGTGTCACCGGCTCCATCGCCAGCACCACCGACACCGCCGGTGGCACCGAGCGTCAGCCGAAGGACTTCTCGAAGCTGGCGTCTAACAAGTACGAATGCGACCAGATCAACTTCGATTTTTATATCCGCTATAAAACGCTTGACCTGTGGGCGCGTTATCAGGATTTCCAGCTCCGTATCCGTAACGCCATTATCAAACGCCAGTCCCTTGATTTCATCATGGCCGGTTTTAACGGCGTGAAGCGTGCCGAAACCTCTGACCGCAACAGTAATCCGATGCTGCAGGATGTGGCGGTCGGCTGGCTGCAGAAATACCGCAATGAAGCCCCGGCGCGCGTGATGAGCAAGGTCACTGACGAGGAAGGTCACACCACCTCTGAGGTCATCCGCGTGGGTAAGGGCGGTGATTATGCCAGCCTTGATGCACTGGTGATGGATGCGACCAACAACCTGATTGAACCGTGGTATCAGGAAGACCCTGACCTTGTGGTGATTGTGGGGCGTCAGCTACTGGCGGACAAGTATTTCCCCATCGTCAACAAGGAGCAGGACAACAGCGAAATGCTGGCCGCTGACGTCATCATCAGTCAGAAACGCATCGGTAACTTGCCGGCGGTACGCGTCCCGTACTTCCCGGCGGATGCGATGCTCATCACGAAGCTGGAAAACCTGTCCATCTACTACATGGATGACAGCCATCGCCGCGTGATTGAGGAAAACCCGAAACTCGACCGCGTGGAGAACTACGAGTCAATGAATATTGATTACGTGGTGGAGGACTACGCCGCCGGTTGTCTGGTGGAAAAAATTAAGGTCGGTGATTTCTCCACACCGGCTAAAGCGACCGCAGAGCCGGGAGCGTAACCGATGACGAGTCCCGCACAGCGCCACATGATGCGGGTCTCGGCAGCGATGACCGCGCAGCGGGAAGCCGCCCCGCTGCGACATGCAACTGTCTATGAGCAGATGCTGGTCAAGCTGGCCGCAGACCAGCGCACACTGAAAGCGATTTATTCAAAAGAGCTGAAGGCCGCGAAAAAACGCGAACTGCTGCCGTTCTGGTTGCCGTGGGTGAACGGCGTGCTGGAGCAGGGCAAAGGTGCACAGGATGACATTCTGATGACGGTCATGCTGTGGCGTCTGGATACCGGCGATATTGCCGGTGCGCTGGAGATTGCCCGTTATGCCCTGAAGTACGGTCTGACCATGCCGGGTAAACACCGCCGCACCCCGCCGTACATGTTCACCGAGGAGGTCGCACTCGCGGCCATGCGCGCTCACGCTGCCGGTGAGTCTGTGGATCCCCGCCTGCTGACGGACACCCTTGAACTGACCGCCACGGCTGACATGCCTGATGAAGTGCGCGCAAAGCTGCACAAAATCACCGGTCTGTTTCTGCGTGACGCTGGTGATGCCGCAGGGGCGCTGGCGCACCTGCAACGTGCGACACAGCTCGACTGTCAGGCAGGCGTCAAAAAAGAGATTGAACGACTGGAGCGGGAGCTGAAACCGAAGCCGGAGCCGCAGCCAAAAGCGGTCACCCGCGCCCTGCGTAAGACCCGGAGCGTGACACCGGCAAAACGTGGACGCCCGAAAAAGAAAGCCAGTTAACAACCGAATGCGCCCCGCGCCAGGGCGGCACGCCGGTCAGTGAGGGTGAATCACCTGACACTGCACCGGCGTCCACCGCCCGACTTTTCAGAGGTAGTCATGATGACGCTGATTATTCCGCGAAAGGAGGCTCCCGTGTCCGGTGAGGGTACGGTGGTCATCCCGCAACCGGCAGGCGACGAGCCGGTGATTAAAAACACGTTCTTTTTTCCCGATATCGACCCGAAGCGCGTCCGGGAACGTATGCGCCTTGAGCAGACCGTCGCCCCCGCCCGTCTGCGTGAGGCCATCAAGTCAGGCATGGCGGAAACAAATGCGGAGCTGTACGAGTACCGCGAACAGAAAATTGCCGCCGGTTTTACGCGTCTGGCGGACGTTCCGGCAGACGATATCGACGGTGAAAGCATCAAAGTTTTTTACTACGAGCGCGCCGTGTGTGCGATGGCGACCGCGTCGCTTTATGAGCGTTATCGCGGCGTGGATGCCAGTGCGAAAGGCGACAAGAAGGCCGACAGCATTGACAGCACCATTGATGAGCTGTGGCGGGATATGCGCTGGGCAGTGGCGCGCATCCAGGACAAGCCGCGCTGCATCGTGAGTCAAATCTGATGAAGACCTTTGCGCTACAGGGCGACACGCTCGACGCCATTTGTGTCCGGTATTACGGGCGCACTGAGGGCGTGGTTGAGACCGTGCTCGCCGCAAATCCGGGACTGGCTGAACTGGGTGCGGTGCTGCCACACGGCACCGCCGTCGAACTGCCCGACGTTCAGACCGCGCCCGTGGCTGAAACTGTCAATCTGTGGGAGTAACGCATGACAGCAGAAGAAAAAAGCGTCCTGTCGCTTTTCATGATTGGGGTGCTGATTGTTGTCGGCAAGGTGCTTGCCGGTGGTGAACCCATCACCCCGCGTCTGTTTATCGGGCGCATGTTGCTCGGTGGTTTTGTCTCGATGGTTGCCGGTGTTGTTCTGGTGCAGTTTCCTGACCTGTCACTGCCTGCGGTGTGCGGTATCGGCTCCATGCTGGGTATCGCCGGTTATCAGGTGATTGAGATTGCCATTCAGCGCCGCTTTAAGGGCAGGGGGAAACCGTAATGCCGGTTATTAACACGCATCAGAATATCGCCGCCTTTCTCGACATGCTGGCCGAGTCCGAAGGGACGGCAAACCATCCGCTGACGAAAAACCGGGGCTATGACGTGATAGTCACCGGACTGGACGGGAAGCCGGAAATTTTCACCGACTACAGTGACCACCCGTTCGCACATGGCCGACCGGCGAAGGTGTTTAACCGTCGCGGTGAAAAATCCACGGCCTCCGGTCGCTATCAGCAGCTTTACCTGTTCTGGCCGCATTACCGCAAACAGCTTGCCCTGCCGGATTTCAGTCCGTTGTCACAGGACAGACTTGCCATTCAGTTGATCCGCGAACGCGGTGCACTGGATGACATCCGGGCGGGGCGCATTGAGCGCGCCATTTCACGCTGTCGCAATATCTGGGCGTCCCTGCCGGGTGCCGGTTACGGTCAGCGTGAGCATTCACTGGAAAAACTGGTCACCGTCTGGCGTACCGCTGGCGGCGTACCGGCTTAAACGGAGTAAACACCATGAAGAAATTATCCCTTTCACTGATGCTGAACGTGTCGCTGGCGCTGATGCTGGCACTGTCCCTGATTTATCCGCAGAGCGTGGCCGTCAGTTTTGTCGCCACTTGGGCGATTCTGGCGACGGTTATTTGTGTGGTTGCCGGTGGTGTCGGCGTGTATGCCACGGAGTATGTGCTGGAACGCTACGGGCGGGAGCTGCCACCGGAATCGCTGGCCGTGAAGATTGTCACGTCGCTGTTTTTGCAGCCGGTGCCGTGGCGCAGGCGGGCAGCGGCTCTGGTGGTGATGGTGGCGACGTTTATCTCGCTGGTCGCTACCGGGTGGATTTTTACCGCGCTGATTTATCTCGTGGCGTCGCTGTTCTTCCGGCTGATATGTACGGCCTGCCGTCAGCGTCTTGAGGAGCGGGAACCATGTCAAAGCTGATGACTGTGCTGGTCGTGTTGTTATCGCTGGCGCTGTCCGGTCTGTTTCTGGTGAAACACAAAAACGCCAGCCTGCGCGCCTCGCTGGACAGGGCGAACAACGTCGCCAGCGGGCAGCAGGCGACCATCACCATGCTGAAAAATCAGCTTCATGTTGCCCTCACCAGAGCAGACAAAAACGAGCTGGCGCAGGTGGTACTGCGTCAGGAACTGGAGAACGCCGCGAAGCGTGAAGCACAGCGCGAGAAAACCATCACGAGGTTACTTAATGAAAACGAAGATTTTCGCCGCTGGTACGGCGCTGACCTGCCTGATGCTGTGCGCCGGTTGCACCAGCGCCCGGCCTGCACCGACGCCAGTGATTGTCCACAACGCCTGCCCGAAAGTGAGCCTTTGCCCGATGCCGGGCAGTGACCCGGAGACGAACGGCGATTTAAGTGCCGATATCCGGCAGCTTGAGAACGCGCTGGCACGCTGTGCCAGCCAGGTAAAAATGATTAAACACTGTCAGGACGAAAACGATGCTCAAACCCGACAGCCTGCGCAGGGCGCTGACTGATGCCGTCACGGTGCTGAAAACCAGTCCAGAGATGCTGCGGATATTCGTGGATAACGGGAGTATTGCCTCCACACTGGCGACGTCGCTGTCATTCGAAAAGCGTTACACGCTCAATGTGATTGTGACCGACTTTACCGGTGATTTTGACCTGCTCATTGTGCCGGTGCTGGCGTGGCTGCGGGAAAATCAGCCCGACATCATGACCACCGACGAAGGCCAGAAAAAGGGCTTCACGTTTTATGCAGACATCAACAATGACAGCAGCTTTGATATCAGCATCAGCCTGATGCTGACCGAGCGCACGCTGGTCAGTGAGGTGGACGGTGCGCTGCATGTGAAGAATATCCCGGAACCCACGCCGCCGGAGCCGGTCACCCGCCCGATGGAGCTTTATATCAATGGCGAACTGGTGAGCAAGTGGGATGAATGAGTTTAAGCGTTTTGAAGACCGGCTGACCGGACTGATTGAATCGCTGTCACCGTCAGGGCGTCGGCGACTGAGTGCAGAACTGGCGAAACGTCTGCGGCAGAGTCAGCAGCGCCGGGTGATGGCACAGAAAGCCCCGGACGGCACACCCTATGCGCCACGCCAGCAGCAGAGCGCCAGAAAAAAGACCGGTCGCGTTAAGCGAAAAATGTTTGCGAAACTTATCACCAGTCGTTTTTTGCATATCCGCGCCAGCCCGGAACAGGCAGCAATGGAATTTTACGGCGGGAAGTCACCGAAAATCGCCAGTGTGCATCAGTTTGGTCTGTCGGAAGAAACCCGGAAAGACGGTAAGAAAATTGATTATCCGGCGCGTCCTCTGCTCGGCTTTACCAGTGAGGATGTGCAGATGATTGAAGAGATTATTCTGGCTCACCTCGACCGTTAGTTGTGCCATTCCTGACACCTCATCGTCACATTGCCGCCGGTATGACCCGGCGGCATCCTTCCCGTTATGAACACTCTCGCAAATATTCAGGAACTCGCGCGCGCACTGCGCAACATGATTCGCACCGGCCTTGTCGTCGAAACCGACCTTAACGCCGGTCGCTGCCGTGTGCAGACCGGCGGCATGTGCACCGACTGGCTTCAGTGGCTGACCTGTCGTGCCGGGCGTTCGCGCACATGGTGGGCACCTTCCGTGGGGGAGCAGGTGCTGATTCTGGCCGTGGGCGGTGAACTTGACACGGCGTTTGTTCTGCCGGGGATTTATTCCGGCGATAACCCCGCGCCGTCTGCGTCGGCGGATGCCCTGCATATCCGTTTCCCTGACGGGGCGGTGATTGAGTATGAACCCGAAACCAGTGCACTCACGGTAAGCGGAATTAAAACGGCCAGCGTGACGGCTTCTGATTCTGTTACTGCCACGGTACCGGTGGTCACGGTGAAAGCGTCAACCCGTGTCACCCTGGACACACCGGAAGTGGTCTGCACTAACAAACTGACTACCGGCACGCTGGAAGTGCAGAAGGGTGGGACGATGCGCGGCAACATTGAACACACCGGCGGTCAACTCTCATCAAACGGTAAGGTACTGCATACCCACAAACACCCCGGCGACAGCGGCGGAACAACCGGGAGTCCTTTATGACAGCGCGTTATCTCGGAATGAATCGCAGTGATGGCCTGACGGTCACTGACCTTGAGCATATCAGCCAGAGTATCGGCGATATCCTGCGCACACCGGTCGGCTCACGGGTGATGCGTCGTGATTACGGCTCGTTGCTGGCGTCAATGATTGACCAGCCGCAGACTCCGGCGCTTGAGTTGCAGATTAAGGTCGCCTGTTACATGGCAGTGCTGAAATGGGAACCCCGCGTCACCCTGTCATCCGTCACCACGGCGCGCAGTTTTGACGGGCGAATGACGGTCACGTTAACCGGTCAGCACAACGACACCGGCCAGCCACTTTCGTTAACCATCCCTGTGAGTTGAAACCATGCCGATTATCGACCTGAACCAGCTACCCGCACCGGATGTGGTCGAGGAGCTGGACTTTGAAACCATTCTTGCCGAACGCAAGGCGACACTGATTTCCCTTTACCCGGAAGACCAGCAGGAGGCGGTCGCCCGTACCCTGACGCTGGAATCCGAACCTCTCGTCAAACTGCTGGAGGAAAATGCTTATCGTGAGCTTATCTGGCGTCAGCGTGTGAATGAGGCCGCACGGGCGGTGATGCTGGCCTGTGCAGCCGGTAATGACCTTGATGTGATTGGTGCCAATTACAACACCACACGCCTGATTATCACCCCGGCAGATGATTCGACCATCCCGCCGACACCGGCAGTGATGGAATCTGACACCGATTATCGTCTGCGTATTCAGCAGGCGTTTGAAGGTTTAAGCGTTGCCGGGTCGGTGGGAGCCTATCAGTATCATGGTCGCAGTGCCGACGGGCGTGTCGCGGATATCTCTGTCACCAGTCCGTCTCCGGCCTGTGTCACTATCTCCGTGCTGTCCCGCGAAAATAACGGTGTCGCATCCGAAGACCTGCTGGCTGTGGTGCGTAACGCTCTTAATGGCGAGGACGTCAGGCCGGTGGCTGACCGCGTGACCGTGCAGTCTGCCGCCATTGTTGAATATCAGATAAACGCCACGCTTTACCTTTACCCTGGTCCCGAAAGCGAACCCATCCGCGCTGCTGCCGTGAAAAAACTGGAAGCGTATATCACGGCACAGCACCGGCTGGGGCGCGACATCCGTCTGTCTGCCATTTATGCCGCTTTGCATGTGGAGGGCGTGCAGCGTGTCGAGCTGGCCGCACCACTGGCTGACATCGTGCTCAACAGTACGCAGGCGTCTTTCTGCACCGAATACCGCGTCGTGACCGGAGGCTCGGATGAGTGATTCGCGCCTGCTGCCGACCGGCTCATCACCGCTTGAAATTGCTGCCGCAAAAGCCTGTGCGGAAATTGAAAAAACGCCGGTCAGTATTCGTGAACTGTGGAACCCGGACACCTGCCCGGCAAATCTGCTGCCGTGGCTGGCGTGGGCGTTTTCGGTCGACAGGTGGGATGAAAAGTGGCCGGAAGCAACAAAACGCGCCGTTATCCGCGATGCGTATTTCATTCACTGCCATAAGGGCACTATAGGCGCAATCCGGCGTGTGGTGGAGCCGCTCGGCTATCTCATCAACGTGACGGAGTGGTGGGAAAACAGTGACCCGCCCGGCACCTTCCGGCTTGATATTGGTGTACTGGAAAGTGGCATCACAGAGGCAATGTATCAGGAAATGGAACGGCTTATTGCTGATGCCAAACCTGCAAGCCGTCACCTTATTGGTCTGAACATTACCCGGGACATTCCCGGCTACCTGTTCGCCGGTGGTGTGGCTTATGACGGCGATGTAATTACGGTTTACCCCGGATAAGTGAGGAATAATGAGCACAAAATTCAAAACCGTTATCACCACTGCCGGTGCAGCAAAGCTGGCAGCGGCAACCGCACCGGGAGGGCGGAAGGTCAATATTACCACGATGGCCGTCGGGGATGGCGGTGGTAAATTGCCTGTCCCGGATGCCGGACAGACCGGGCTTATCCACGAAGTCTGGCGACATGCGCTGAACAAAATCAGCCAGGACAAACGAAACAGTAATTATATTATCGCAGAGCTGGTTATTCCGCCGGAGGTGGGCGGCTTCTGGATGCGTGAGCTTGGCCTGTACGATGATGCGGGAACGTTAATTGCCGTGGCGAACATGGCCGAAAGTTATAAACCTGCCCTTGCCGAAGGCTCAGGGCGTTCGCAGACCTGCCGCATGGTCATCATCGTCAGCAGTGTGGCCTCAGTGGAGCTGACCATTGACACCACAACGGTGATGGCGACGCAGGATTACGTTGATGACAAAATTGCAGAGCATGAACAGTCACGACGTCACCCGGACGCCTCGCTGACCGCAAAAGGTTTTACTCAGTTAAGCAATGCGACCAACAGCACATCTGAAACACTGGCCGCAACGCCGAAAGCGGTTAAGGCCGCATATGACCTTGCTAACGGGAAATATACCGCACAGGACGCTACCACAGCGCGAAAAGGTCTTGTCCAGCTAAGTAGTGCGACCAACAGCATGTCTGAAACGCTCGCCGCAACACCAAAAGCCGTTAAGACGGTAATGGATGAAACGAACAAGAAAGCGCCATTAAACAGCCCTGCACTGACCGGAACGCCAACGACGCCAACTGCGCGACAGGGAACGAATAATACTCAGATCGCAAACACGGCTTTCGTTATGGCCGCGATTGCCGCCCTTGTAGACTCGTCGCCTGACGCACTGAATACGCTGAACGAGCTGGCGGCGGCGCTGGGCAATGACCCGAATTTTGCTACCACCATGACTAATGCGCTTGCGGGTAAGCAACCGAAAGATGCCACTTTGACGGCGCTGGCGGGGCTTGCTACTGCGGCAGACAGGTTTCCGTATTTTACGGGGAATGATGTTGCCAGCCTGGCGACCCTGACAAAAGTCGGGCGGGATATTCTGGCTAAATCGACCGTTGCCGCCGTTATCGAATATCTCGGTTTACAGGAAACGGTAAACCGAGCCGGGAACGCCGTGCAAAAAAATGGCGATACCTTGTCCGGTGGACTTACTTTTGAAAACGACTCAATCCTTGCCTGGATTCGAAATACTGACTGGGCGAAGATTGGATTTAAAAATGATGCCGATGGTGACACTGATTCATACATGTGGTTTGAAACAGGCGACAACGGCAATGAATATTTCAAATGGAGAAGCCGTCAGGGCACCACAACAAAAGACCTGATGAATCTTAAATGGGATGCTTTGTCTGTCCTTGTTAAAGCCCTTTTCAGCAGTGAAGTAAAAATATCGACAGTCAATGCACTGAGAATCTTTAATTCATCCTTTGGTGCTATTTTTCGCCGTTCTGAAGAATGCCTGCATATTATCCCCACACGAGAGAATGAGGGGGAAAATGGTGATATCGGGCCACTACGCCCCTTTTCGTTGAATCTCAGAACTGGTCGCATAACTATGGGGCACGCTCTGGATGTTACAGGAGATATAACAACTAACGCATGGGTGTACGCAAACCGCCTTGCAATTAACAGCAGCACAGGCATGTGGATTCATATGCGTGACCAGAATGTTATTTTTGGACGTAATGCGGTATCCACTGATGGTGCTCAGGCTTTGCTCCGTCAGGACCATGCCGACCGCAAATTTATGATTGGCGGTCTGGGAAATAAGCAATTTGGCATCTACATGATTAATAACTCAAGGACAGCCAATGGCACCGATGGTCAGGCATACATGGATAATAACGGTAACTGGCTTTGTGGTTCGCAAGTTATTCCCGGCAACTATGGCAATTTTGATTCCAGATATGTGAAAGATGTTCGACTTGGTTCACAGCAATATTATGGAGTGAACAACTGGCAAACATGGAATTTCCAGTGCCCGTCAGGTCATGTATTGTCTGGTATTAATGTTCAGGATACAGGGTCCAACTCTGCCGATAATATAGCGGGCGTTTATTACAGACCCGTTCAAAAGTATATAAATGGCACCTGGTATAATGTAGCGAGCGTTTAATATGATGCACTTAAAGAACATAAAAGCGGGTAACGCTAAAACACTGGAACAGTATGAGTTAACAAAGAAACACGGAGTTATCTGGCTTTACTCTGAGGACGGAAAAAACTGGTATGAGGAAGTGAAGAACTTTCAGCCAGACACAATAAAGATTGTTTACGATGAAAATAATATTATTGTCGCTATCACCAGAGATGCTTCAACGCTTAATCCTGAAGGTTTTAGCGTTGTTGAGGTTCCTGATATTACCTCCAACCGACGTGCTGACGACTCAGGTAAATGGATGTTTAAGGATGGTGCTGTGATTAAACGAATTTATACGGCAGAGGAATTGCAGCAGCAGGCAGAAAATCGGAAAGGCAGACTTCTTGCAGATGCTGAATCCGTGATTTTGCCGCTGGAGCGCGCTGTCAGGCTGAATATGGCAACAGATGAGGAACGCAGCCGACTGGAAGCATGGGAACGCTACAACGTTCTGGTCAGTCGTGTGGATACTGCAAATCCTGAATGGCCAGAAATGCCGCAATAAGTTGTATGAGTTCTGGTGGGAGTTTACATATCTATGGCACAGAGTAAAGCCTAATCTGACAGTCCGCTCTGTGCCAGGAGCGGACATCCCACACTTCTGCTTCTGTGGCCAAAATCCGTATGCCACTACACTGCTGGCTTTTTAAGCGGCATTAATCATATGGCTTCCTGTGAAAACGAAGGGTAAAATGAATAGGTATACGCTATAGAATTATGTATATGCTACATACACTAACAACGAAAGCAGGTTGCAAAGCAGCCTGTATAATCATCACTTAAGTTCATGGAATAAAATATGCATACTGGCTTTAAGGGAACTTATGACGCACTTTTGAGGCTTGAGAAGGCTATAGAAGGTCTGACCATCCAAGATGGGTTGATGACGAATACTCTTGGGGTTGATGTTCCGGCAATAACATCAGATGACCTAATTGACCAAATAATTTGCATTATTAACAAGCTGAAAGCATATGGTGATATTGAACTAACTGAAAAAGAAATTGCCGCTTATTCATCTCTCCCTGAAAAAATTGACACACTCATTAGAGTTCACGTCCCAGAGTTCTCAGGCGTTAACTCCGCACGAGCTATATCTTCATATATGCTAACACTGGCATATGTTGACCATTTCTTGGATGAATCGTTTACATGGAAGCGGTTGGATAATGCTAATTTACTTCCTAGAAATTTAAGCAGAAAAATTAAAAGCATGGAGGCGAGAATTAACAAGATTGATCCTGAGATGGATGCTCTTGAGAGTAAAGTTAAAACGATTAATGATGCTCATGTAGCTGCAGAAAATATACCTATAGACTTAAATGAATTAAAGGAATACAACAAAGAAGCATCTGATTTAAAGGAGAAGATATCTAAAACTCATTTCAGTTTAGAGTCCCAAGAAGAAGCCGCAAAAAAAATTATTGATGAGTTGCAAGAAAAAATATAGAGGCTGCCCGGTATCTGGCTCTTTGCGAAGAGGCTATTAGGGCTTCAACATCGAAAGGCTTAGCAGGAGCATTTGAAATAAAAGCAGATAAGCTTAACCGAAGTATCCAACTATGGGTTGCCGGTTTGGCAGTTGCTTTGGGGCTTGGTGGTTTAGTCGGATATGAAAGATTGAAAGTTCTTTCTGGGGTTTTGAATAACCCAAATCCTAGTGCGGTAGTAATACTCACTCAATTACTATTATCTGTTTTTAGCATAGGCGCCCCTCTTTGGTTTGCTTGGATGTCTACAAAACAAATTAATCAACGTTTCAAACTCGCAGAGGATTATGCTTATAAAGCTTCTGTGGCTAAAGCGTATGAGGGATACAAAAATGAGGCATGCAAGGTATCAGATGGAGAGTTCGAAAAACGCTTATTTGATTCTGCGCTAAGTCGACTTGAAGAGGCTCCATTGCGTTTTGTGAAAGATGAAGATCATACTACTCCTTGGACAGAAATGCTTAATTCTAAGTCGTTTCAAAAATTCTTAGATGCCTCCATTGATAATGTAAATTATGTTAAAGGGATTATAAGTAAGAAAGGCCAATCAGCAGCTAAAGCAAGCAATGATGAGGTTAATCACATTGAAAAACTAAAGAATGAAGCTTGAATTATAATACTGCCTCCGCAAGTGCGAGGCTTTTACATTAACTGCCCTGCAGTAAATCTAGGGCAGTTTTACGTGCTAGGGGCTGAGTTGGCTAACCGGCTCTTTCAGCAGTCGGTCTGCCGCTATTGAGCTGGGGCTCAACGTGTGTGAGAACGTCAGATTCAATACGTAGGTATGGCCTCACTCCTTATTTGAGCACTCGCAATACAGAGCGTTAAAGTGATCGCCTTTCGGTACTGATCTGCGAATGACTTTGGGGGATTTGCACTCAGGGGAGAGTAACTTCGTGACAACTTCCGCTCTTAGCTAAAAGCAGACTGTCATATTTGATAGCGTTTCGGCTATGTAAATAGTCAGTCGGAAAATGAGTGTGTACAAATCAGGACAGGCGGGCTGATTTCCCGCCTTTTCTTTATCTGTTGTTTCATCCCCTGACCAGCTAGGTCAAATAGCGTCTCATGTACTACCCAACGGAAAATAGTTGCACCCATTAACCACGGAGTTAAACGGATGAGTGACTATCATCACGGCGTGCAGGTGCTGGAGATTAACGACGGCACCCGCGTCATTTCCACCGTATCCACGGCCATTGTCGGCATGGTCTGCACGGCCAGCGATGCGGATGCGGAAACCTTCCCCCTCAATAAACCGGTGCTGATTACCAATGTGCAGAGCGCAATTGCAAAGGCCGGTAAAAAAGGCACGCTGGCGGCATCGTTGCAGGCCATCGCCGACCAGTCAAAACCGGTCACCGTTGTCGTGCGTGTGGAAGACGGGACCGGCGAAGACGAAGAAACGAAACTCGCGCAGACTGTTTCCAATATCATCGGCACCACCGACGAAAACGGTCAGTACACCGGACTGAAAGCCCTGCTGGCGGCGGAGTCGGTTACCGGTGTTAAACCGCGTATTCTCGGTGTGCCGGGACTGGACACCAAAGAGGTGGCGGTTGCACTGGCATCAGTCTGTCAGAAGCTGCGCGCTTTCGGGTATATCAGTGCATGGGGCTGTAAAACCATTTCCGAGGTGAAAGCCTACCGCCAGAATTTCAGCCAGCGTGAGCTGATGGTCATCTGGCCGGATTTCCTCGCATGGGATACGGTCGCCAGTACCACCGCCACCGCGTATGCCACCGCCCGTGCGCTGGGCCTGCGCGCTAAAATCGACCAGGAGCAGGGCTGGCATAAAACGCTGTCCAACGTCGGGGTAAACGGTGTTACCGGCATCAGTGCCTCTGTATTCTGGGATTTGCAGGAGTCCGGCACCGATGCTGACCTGTTGAACGAGTCAGGTGTCACAACGCTGATTCGCCGTGACGGTTTCCGATTCTGGGGTAACCGTACCTGCTCTGATGACCCGCTGTTCCTCTTTGAAAACTACACCCGCACCGCGCAGGTGCTGGCCGACACGATGGCTGAGGCGCACATGTGGGCGGTGGACAAGCCCATCACCGCAACGCTGATTCGCGACATCGTTGACGGCATCAATGCCAAATTCCGTGAGCTGAAAACAAACGGCTATATCGTGGATGCGACCTGCTGGTTCAGCGAAGAATCCAACGATGCGGAAACCCTCAAGGCCGGAAAACTGTATATCGACTACGACTATACACCGGTGCCTCCTCTTGAAAACCTGACCCTGCGCCAGCGTATTACCGATAAATACCTGGCAAATCTGGTCACCTCGGTTAACAGCAATTAAGGAGCCTGACCGATGGCAATGCCGCGCAAACTCAAGTTAATGAACGTCTTTCTGAACGGCTACAGCTATCAGGGCGTTGCAAAGTCCGTCACGCTGCCAAAACTGACCCGTAAGCTCGAAAACTATCGCGGTGCGGGGATGAACGGCAGCGCACCGGTAGACCTCGGCCTTGATGACGATGCGCTGTCAATGGAGTGGTCGCTCGGGGGCTTCCCGGATTCGGTTATCTGGGAGCTTTACGCCGCAACCGGTGTGGATGCTGTGCCGATTCGTTTTGCAGGCTCTTACCAGCGTGACGATACCGGCGAAACGGTGGCCGTCGAAGTGGTCATGCGTGGCCGTCAGAAAGAAATCGACACCGGCGAGGGTAAACAGGGAGAAGACACTGAGTCGAAAATCTCCGTGGTCTGCACCTATTTCCGGCTGACGATGGACGGTAAGGAGCTGGTCGAAATCGACACCATCAACATGATTGAGAAGGTGAACGGCGTCGACCGGCTGGAGCAACACCGCCGCAATATCGGCCTGTGATTGTCATCCGGTCAGCCAGGCTGACCGGTTAACCCTGATTCAGAAGTGAGAAAACCATGAACAAAGAAAATGTGATTACCCTGGACAATCCGGTCAAGCGTGGTGAGCAGGTTATCGAACAGGTCACGCTGATGAAACCCAATGCCGGGACGCTGCGCGGTGTCAGTCTGGCTGCGGTCGCGAACTCCGAAGTCGATGCACTGATTAAAGTGCTGCCGCGCATGACGGCACCGATGCTGACCGAACAGGAGGTCGCCGCGCTGGAACTGCCTGACCTTGTGGCGCTGGCCGGTAAGGTGGTCGGTTTTTTGTCGCCGAACTCGGTGCAGTAACGTTTCCGAAAAATCTCTCGGTCGATGACCTGATGGCGGATGTGGCAGTGATATTTCACTGGCCGCCATCAGAACTGTATCCCATGAGCCTGACCGAACTCATCACATGGCGCGAAAAGGCACTCCGGCGAAGCGGAAACACGAATGAGTAACAATGTAAAATTACAGGTATTGCTCAGGGCTGTTGACCAGGCATCCCGCCCGTTTAAATCCATCCGTACAGCGAGCAGGTCGCTGTCGGGGGATATCCGGGAAACACAAAAATCACTGCGCGAGCTGAACGGTCACGCATCCCGTATTGAGGGATTCCGCAAGACCAGTGCACAGCTCGCCGTGACTGGTCATGCACTTGAAAAGGCACGGCAGGAGGCCGAAGCCCTTGCCACACAGTTTAAAAATACCGAACGTCCAACCCGTGCTCAGGCGAAAGTGCTGGAATCCGCAAAGCGTGCGGCGGAGGACTTACAGGCGAAATATAACCGCCTGACGGATTCTGTTAAACGCCAGCAGCGGGAACTGGCCGCTGTGGGAATTAATACCCGCAATCTTGCACATGATGAGCAGGGGCTGAAAAACCGTATCAGTGAAACCACCGCACAACTTAACCGTCAGCGCGATGCACTGGCGCGTGTCAGTGCACAACAGGCAAAACTTAACGCAGTCAAACAGCGTTATCAGGCAGGAAAGGAACTGGCCGGAAATATGGCCTCAGTAGGCGCTGCCGGTGTGGGGATTGCGGCGGCGGGAACGATGGCCGGAGTTAAGTTGCTGATGCCCGGTTATGAGTTTGCGCAGAAAAACTCAGAATTGCAGGCCGTGCTCGGAGTGGCAAAAGACTCCGCCGAAATGACCGCACTACGCAAACAGGCGCGCCAGCTCGGCGACAATACCGCCGCCTCGGCGGATGATGCGGCCGGTGCACAGATAATCATCGCGAAAGCGGGTGGGGATGTTGATGCCATTCAGGCGGCAACGCCGGTCACGCTGAATATGGCGCTGGCGAACCGCCGCACGATGGAAGAAAACGCCGCCCTGCTGATGGGGATGAAATCCGCCTTTCAGCTTTCAAACGATAAGGTCGCTCATATCGGGGATGTTCTCTCCATGACGATGAACAAAACCGCCGCCGATTTTGACGGCATGAGCGATGCGCTGACCTATGCCGCACCTGTGGCAAAAAATGCCGGTGTCAGCATTGAAGAAACCGCCGCAATGGTCGGGGCGCTGCATGATGCAAAAATCACAGGCTCAATGGCGGGGACGGGAAGCCGTGCCGTGTTAAGCCGCCTGCAGGCACCGACGGGAAAAGCATGGGATGCACTCAAAGAGCTTGGAGTGAAAACCTCAGACAGCAAGGGAAACACACGGCCAATATTTACCATTCTGAAAGAAATGCAGGCCAGTTTTGAGAAAAACCGGCTCGGTACTGCCCAGCAGGCTGAATACATGAAAACTATTTTCGGGGAGGAGGCCAGCTCAGCCGCCGCCGTGCTGATGACTGCCGCCTCAACCGGAAAGCTGGACAAACTGACCGCTGCGTTTAAAGCATCAGACGGGAAGACCGCCGAGCTGGTAAATATCATGCAGGACAACCTAGGCGGTGACTTTAAAGAGTTTCAGTCCGCTTATGAGGCAGTGGGGATTGACCTGTTTGACCAGCAGGAAGGCGCACTGCGTAAGCTCACTCAGACGGCCACAAAGTATGTGTTAAAACTCGACGGCTGGATCCAGAAAAACAAATCACTGGCGTCAACCATCGGCCTCATTGTCGGTGGCGCGCTGGCGCTTACTGGCATCATCGGTACCATTGGTCTTGTAGCCTGGCCGGTTATCACCGGCATCAATGCCATTATCGCGGCAGCAGGCGCAATGGGGGCAATCTTCACGACGGTTAGCAGTGCTGTTATGACGGCCATCGGGGCGATTAGCTGGCCGGTTGTGGCCGTGGTGGCCGCCATTGTCGCCGGGGCGTTGCTTATCCGTAAATACTGGGAGCCTGTCAGCGCATTCTTTGGCGGTGTGATGGAAGGGCTGAAAGCGGCATTTGCGCCGGTGGGAGAACTGTTCACGCCACTGAAGCCGGTGTTTGACTGGCTGGGCGAAAAGTTACAGGCCGCGTGGCAGTGGTTTAAAAACCTGATTGCCCCGGTTAAAGCCACACAGGACACCCTGAACCGTTGCCGTGACACGGGCGTCATGTTCGGGCAGGCACTGGCTGACGCGTTGATGCTGCCGCTTAATGCGTTCAACAAACTGCGCAGCGGTATTGACTGGGTACTGGAAAAGCTCGGGGTCATCAACAAAGAGTCAGACACACTTGACCAGACCGCCGCCAGAACTCATGCCGCCACGTATGGCACCGGTGGTTATATTCCGGCGACCAGCTCTTATGCAGGCTATCAGGCTTATCAGCCAGTCACGGCACCGGCTGGCCGCTCTTATGTGGACCAGAGTAAAAACGAATATCACATCAGCCTGACGGGTGGTACTGCGCCGGGGACACAGCTTGACCGCCAGTTACAGGATGCGCTCGAAAAATACGAGCGGGATAAACGTGCGCGTGCCCGTGCCAGCATGATGCATGACGGTTAAGGAGGTGACGAAAAATGATGCTCGCGTTAGGTATGTTTGTTTTTATGCGCCAGACGCTGCCACACCAGACCATGCAGCGTGAATCAGATTATCGCTGGCCGTCAAATTCCCGTATCGGTAAACGGGATGCCTTTCAGTTTCTCGGTGTGGGTGAGGAAAACATGACGCTTGCCGGCGTGCTTTATCCCGAACTGACCGGCGGGAAGCTGACGATGACCACGCTCAGGCTGATGGCAGAGGAAGGCCGGGCGTGGCCGTTGCTGGATGGCACCGGCATGATTTACGGCATGTATGTCATCAGCAGGGTGAGTGAAACAGGGAGTATTTTCTTTGCAGACGGCACACCCCGGAAAATTGATTTTACGCTGTCGCTCACCCGCGTTGATGAATCACTGGCCGCGCTTTATGGCGATATCGGTAAACAGGCGGAGTCGCTCATCGGTAAGGCCGGTAGTCTGGCGACCAGATTCACGGGGATGACGGGGGCGGAATAATGCTGGATGCGCTGACATTTGATGCAGGCAGTACGCTGACGCCGGATTACATGCTGATGCTCGACAGCAGGGATATTACCGGCAATATCAGCGACCGTCTGATGAGCATGACCCTGACGGATAACCGGGGCTTTGAGGCTGACCAGCTTGATATTGAACTGAACGATGCCGACGGGCAGGTCGGACTGCCGGTTCGTGGCGCTGTCCTGACGGTGTATATCGGCTGGAAAGGTTTTGCCCTGGTATGCAAAGGGAAATTTACCGTTGATGAGGTTGAACACCGGGGCGCGCCGGATGTGGTCACCATCCGCGCCCGGAGTGCAGATTTTCGCGGGACGCTCAATTCCCGCCGGGAAGGCTCCTGGCATGACACCACGCTCGGTGCGATTGTTGAGGCGATAGCCACCCGTAACAGGCTGGAAGCCAGTGTCGCTCCGTCACTGGCCGGAATTAAAATCCCGCACATCGACCAGTCGCAGGAGTCCGATGTGAAATTCCTGACCCGTCTTGCTGAACGCAACGGCGGCGAGGTGTCGGTAAAAATGGGAAAACTGCTGTTTCTCAAAGCGGGGCAGGGGGTGACGGCCAGCGGTAAAAAAATCCCTCAGATTACCATCACCCGCAGCGACGGCGACCGCCATCATTTTGCGATTGCTGACCGTGGAGCCTATACCGGCGTAACGGCAAAGTGGTTACACACCAAAGACCCGAAGCCACAAAAGCAGAAGGTAAAACTGAAACGCAAAAAGAAAGAGAAACACCTGCGCGCACTGGAGCACCCGAAAGCGAAACCAGTCACGCAGAAGAAAGCGTCAAAAGTACCGGAAGCGCGCGAAGGTGAATACATGGCAGGTGAGGCTGACAACGTTTTTGCCCTGACCACGGTATATGCCACGAAAGCGCAGGCCATGCGCGCCGCTCAGGCGAAGTGGGACAAACTGCAACGGGGCGTCGCGGAGTTCTCCATCAGCCTGGCTACCGGTCGGGCAGATATTTACACGGAAACACCGGTCAAAGTGTCTGGCTTTAAGCGCGTCATAGACGAGCAGGACTGGACAATCACTAAGGTGACACACTTTCTGAATAATAGCGGCTTCACGACATCCTTAGAGCTTGAGGTCAGGCTTTCTGATGTGGAGTACGAAACAGAAGATAATGAGTGATGTTTTTATTTTATCTGTTTGTTTTATAAGGATAAATTAACTAAAATGGCACCATCAACAAAACCGGAAGAGGTGCTCGCGATGTTTCATTGTCCTTTATGCCAGCATGCCGCACATGCGCGTACAAGCCGCTATATCACTGACACGACAAAAGAGCGTTATCACCAGTGTCAGAACGTGAATTGCAGCGCCACGTTCATCACTTATGAGTCGGTACAGCGATACATCGTGAAGCCGGGAGAAGTCCACGCCGTAAGGCCGCACCCGTTGCCGTCAGGGCAGCAAATTATGTGGATGTAATTAGAAACAGGAAGCCCCTCAGTCGAGGGGCTTTTTTTGTCGATGTGGTCAATGTGTGGACGTGACCAGAAATAAATCCTTTTATTTCAATTTGTTGTACGTAAAAAATAAGCCCGTGTAAGGGAGATTACACAGGCTAAGGAGGTGGTTCCTGGTACAGCTAGCATTTTATGGGTTATGTTTTTCAGCGAAACGGATGATAACCTTAATAAATGCAGCTGTATGTGATCGGTTTCTAAGAATTTTCCATCCGGGAAAAATAATCGAAATTAATCACTTACCGTGGGGGGTACGCGTGGTTTCCCCGGAGAAATTACGCATCAGCAGCGCGTAATTGAGCTCAAGATCCTGCGGGACCGGGATCCACACAGTATAACCATCGCCCGGTGCGACCGGCATTGCTTTGCCTTTGGCGTTTTCCATCTGCTCAAGGGTAAAGTTAATGTTCCCTTGCGGCGTCATCAGCTCAAGGCTGTCGCCAACGGAGAATTTATTTTTCACCGCTACCGCCGCGAGGTCGCCCTTGCGCTCACCGGTAAACTCACCAACAAACTGCTGGCGGTCAGAAACTGAATAACCGTATTCGTAGTTCTGATAATCGTCGTGAGTATGACGACGCAGGAAACCTTCGGTATAGCCACGATGCGCCAGACCTTCCAGAGTTTCCAGCAGGCTGGTATCGAACGGTTTGCCCGCAGCGGCGTCATCGATAGCTTTACGATAAACCTGCGCGGTGCGTGCGCAATAGTAGAAAGATTTAGTACGGCCTTCGATTTTCAGCGAATGCACGCCCATTTTGGTCAGGCGTTCAACGTGGGCGATGGCACGCAGATCTTTCGAGTTCATGATGTAAGTGCCGTGCTCATCTTCAAACGCGGTCATATACTCGCCCGGACGCTGGGCTTCTTCGATCATAAACACTTTGTCGGTCGGCGCGCCGATACCCAGCGTCGGCTCAACATTTTGCACCGGAATCGGCTCGTACTTGTGTACGATGTTGCCAACGTCATCTTCTTTCCCTTCCTGGACGTTGTACTCCCAACGGCAGGCGTTGGTGCAGGTGCCCTGGTTCGGGTCGCGCTTGTTGATGTAGCCAGAGAGCAGGCAGCGACCGGAGTAGGCCATGCACAGCGCGCCGTGAACGAAGATCTCTACCTCCATATCTGGCACCTGATTGCGGATCTCTTCAATCTCTTCCAGCGACAGCTCGCGAGAGAGGATCACGCGGGTCAGGCCCATTTGCTGCCAGAATTTCACCGTCGCCCAGTTCACGGCGTTAGCCTGTACCGAGAGATGGATCGGCATTTCAGGGAAGTGCTCACGCACCAGCATAATCAGCCCTGGATCGGACATAATCAGCGCATCCGGCCCCATTTCCACCACCGGTTTCAGGTCACGGATAAAGGTTTTCAGCTTGGCGTTGTGCGGTGCAATGTTGACCACGACATAAAACTTTTTCCCCAGCGCGTGGGCTTCGTTAATGCCGAGTTGAAGATTTTCGTGGTTGAATTCGTTGTTGCGCACACGCAGGGAGTAACGCGGCTGGCCCGCATAAACAGCATCTGCGCCATAAGCGAAAGCGTAACGCATATTTTTCAGCGTTCCCGCCGGGGAAAGGAGTTCCGGTTTAAACAT